ACATCATGTGGTTGGGGCGATAGACTTGCAGGTTTCTTTACTAGTGACGCTGAAGAATATATCGGTTGTGATCCTAATCCTAATACTTACAAACAATATTTAAAACAAGTAGAAACATATAATAGTTTCTTATCTAAACCTAAAAAGGTAACTATCTATAACTGTGGTGCTGAAGATTTACCATGGGATAAAATTGACAATATAGATTGTGCATTTACAAGTCCACCATATTTTTCTACAGAAAGATATAACGAGGGTGGTGAGAAAGAAGAAAATCAATCATGGCATAAGTTTGATGAATATTCTAAATGGCGTGATGACTTCTATCTACCTGTTGCTCAAAAGAGTTTTGAGAGATCAAAGCATATGTTTGTAAACATCATGGATCCTAATATAAAAAACAAAAGATATTATAGTAGCGATGAACTTGTTGATAGTTTAAAAGATAATTTTGTAGGTCAGATAGGCATGAGGATTATGCAACGACCTAAATCAGATAAGTTATTTGAAAGTGACGAAGAAAAAGCAGAGTTTATGAACAGAATATATATTGAAAACGTTTGGTGTTTTTCAAAAGAAAAACTAGACTACTTTAGACATAGTAGGAGAGCAACACTATTTTAGACGCTTGACAATAGGTACAAATACTGATATAATACATACACATAAGGAGAATTAATATGAGTGATTTTTTAAAAGATATAATAAAAGAAACTGGTAATGAATATGCCACACTAGTAAGTGAGGGTGTAGAAGCAGGTGACGTTGATTCGTTTATTGATACAGGTTCCCTTGCCTTTAATGCTTTACTATCAGGATCAATCTATGGTGGTATGCCATCAAATAAGATTACAGCAATCGCAGGTGAAGCTGCAACAGGTAAAACTTTCTTTGCATTAGGAATAGTAAAAACATTTTTAGATAAAAACAAAGACGCAGGTGTGATTTACTTTGAATCAGAAAGTGCGTTAACAAAAGAATTAGTTGAAAGTCGTGGTATAGACAGTAGCAGAATGGTTATTGTACCAGTTGCCACAGTACAAGAATTTAGACATCAATCAATAAAAGTGATTGACAAATACCTAGAACAAGACGAGAAGAATAGAAAACCTTTGATGTTTGTTTTAGATAGTTTAGGAATGTTATCTACTACAAAAGAGATGGAAGATACTGCCGAAGGTAAAGAAACTAGAGATATGACTAGATCGCAGATTGTAAAAGCTGCATTTAGAGTATTGACTTTAAAACTTGGCAAAGCAAAAGTACCTATGATTATGACCAATCATACATATGATGTAATTGGTTCTATGTTTCCTCAAAAGGAGATGGGTGGTGGCTCTGGCCTTAAATACGCTGCAAGTAATATCGTATATCTATCTAAACGTAAAGAGAAAGATGGCAAAGAAATCATTGGTAATATTATTCATTGTAAGAATTACAAGTCAAGGTTAACAAAAGAGAATGCTTTGATTGATGTAAGATTAACATACAAAGATGGCCTTGATAAGTACTATGGGTTATTAGAACTCGCTATCAAACACAATATATTCAAATCAGTATCAACAAGAATAGAACTACCTGATGGATCAAAACAATATGCTAAAACTATCAATAATGAACCTGATAAATTCTTTACTAAAGATGTTCTCGCTCAAATTGACGAGGCAGCCAAAAAAGAATTCCTTTATGGCACAGAATAGATACGTCTTTGCTCAACGTGATGTTGATGATTATAGTTGTATAAAGATTGTAGAAGGACCTTATAAAGACATCATATACACATATGGTCATGTAAAGTTTGCCTCGGAAGAAAATGCCCAAGGTGAGTTACCTTTGAAGTTTGATTATGATGTTAAGAAAAATCCTAATGATGTTGATACATCAAGTATTGATTTTAGAAATTACATAGGCGATATATTAATAGAGGTCGTAGAAAAACAATTAGAGAATGGTCAAATTAAGTTTCAAAAGTGATTATATTTGTACATACAAAAATGTACTTAAAAAAAATCAATGTCAACACCTTATAGATAAGTTTGAAGATTCGCAACATCAACAATCTAAAACTAATTTAAAAGGTCATATGTCATTTACAGAAATTAATCTTAACATGTTTTCAGACTGGAAAGAATATACAGACTTGATATTTCCTGCATTAAGACAGGTTGTTGACAAATATGTAAAAGATGTTAATATAGATTCATTAAAACAATGGCCAGAGAAATTTGGTTTTGAACAGATAAGATTTAAGAAGTATGAACCTAACAATGAAGATGAATTCCAAACACATGTAGATGTGACTAACTATAATAGTGCTAGAAGATTTTTAGTTTTTTTTATGTATTTAAATAACAATGATGGCGGCGAAACAACATTTCCTGATTATGATATATCAGTTAAACCAGAGGCAGGTAAGGTGCTCGTATTCCCACCATTGTGGACATTTAGACACGCAGGACAGAAACCAATCAATCAACCAAAGTATATTATAGGGAGTTATCTACATTATGTTTGAGAAGACACTTTTATCCAACCTAGTCTTTAACGAAGACTTTACAAGAAAAACATTACCATTTATTAAACCTGACTTCTTTAGAAATAGAGATGAAGTTGCTCTATTCAATATCATAAGTAATTTTGTTGTCAAGTATAATAATCTCCCTACAAAAGAAGCAATTGAAATTGAATTGTCAAATGACAAGACTCTTACCGAAGAAGAATTTAAAAATACAAAATCATTATTAAATAGTTTACAACACGAAGAAGTTGAACAACAATGGTTGTTAGATACAACTGAAAAGTTTTGTAAAGATCGTGCTGTGTATAATGCAGTATTACAAGGTATCAAAATCATAGATGGTAAAGATAAGAAACATACACCAGAAGCGATACCTAGTATCTTATCAGAAGCGCTTGGCGTTTCGTTTGATAGACATATAGGACATGATTATCTAAATCAAACCGAAGACAGATTTGAATATTACCATAGAGTAGAAGAACGATTAAAGTTTGATCTTTCGTACTTCAATAGAATAACAAAGGGTGGCCTGCCACCTAAAACGCTCAACGTTGCTCTTGCAGGTACTGGTGTTGGTAAATCTTTGTTTATGTGCCATGTTGCAAGTAGTGTAATTGCTCAAGGTAAGAATGTATTGTACATAACTTTAGAGATGGCTGAAGAACGTATCGCAGAAAGAATTGACGCTAACTTATTAGATGTAACTATTGATGATCTTTATGAAATGCCAAAAGAAATATACGATAATAAAACATCTAAAATGCAAAACAAAACTAATGGTCAATTAATTATCAAAGAATATCCTACGGCGTCTGCTCATGCAGGTCATTTTAAATCTTTGTTAGATGAACTTGCCCTAAAGAAAGCATTTAAACCTGATTTAATATTCATTGATTATTTGAATATATGTACTAGTAGTAGATTTAAAGGTGGCAATATTAACTCCTACACTATGGTCAAATCTATCGCTGAAGAATTAAGAGGTCTTGCAGTACAATATAATGTTCCTATTGTATCTGCTACACAAACAACTAGAACTGGTTATCTATCAAGTGACGTAGGACTTGAAGATACTTCAGAATCATTTGGTCTTCCTGCAACTGCTGACTTTATGTTTGCTCTTATTTCAAATGATGAACTTGAAGAACTTGGTCAAATTAAAGTTAAACAATTAAAGAACAGATACAATGATCCTGCTGTCAATCGTGCATTTATAATTGGTGTAGATAGAAGTAAGATGAGATTGTATGATGTAGAACAATCTGCTCAACAGATTGTAGATAGTAACCAAGAGAGTAAGGAGAAGATTGAAAAACCATCAGGACCACAATCTGCTGAGGTCTATGATAAGTTTTCAGACTTTAAAATTTAATGAAAGATAAAATAATAGAAGAATTAAAAAAAGTTTACGATCCTGAAATGCCATCTGTTGATGTATTTAATTTAGGCTTGATTTACGATATTGATATAAAAGAAGAAAAAGTTACAATCACCCACACACTAACCTCTATGCTTTGCCCTATGGCAGACCAGATACAAAAAGATATTAAAGAGGCAGTAGAACGTGTAGCAGGTGAGGGTAATGTAAAAATTATATTGACACATACTCCGCCATTTAGTAGAGAGATGTTAAGTGAAGAAGCTAAATTGATACTCAATATATGAGAACAGAAACGTTTTTTAATAGACGAGAAATACTTATTGACCTATCACATAGGTGTGCTTTAGAATGCCCGAGGTGTCAAAGACAACAATTTTACACAGGCAGATATGGCAATAAAGTTCCAGGTAAAGATTTACCTATGAGGACTTTAGAATTAGCAATTAAACACCTAGACCAAATACCAAAAGATATATACGATAGCAAAACAAAAAAACTTACAAGAAACACGTACATTGGTTTCGGTGGTCAATTGTCAGACCCCATTCACTATCCTAAATTAATTGAAACATTAAAGTTATGTAGAAAATATAACATCAAAACTAGAGTACAAACTGCCTCATCTTTTAAACCTATATCATGGTATATAAAAGCATTTGAAGCTGATCCTGATACAGAATGGCAATTTGGTTTAGATGGTTTACCAGAAGAAAGTCACAAGTATAGAGTAAACCAAGATGGTAAAAAAATATTTCAAGTTATGCTTGAAGGAAAAAAAATACTTACAAAAGCACCCATTTGGCAATACATTATATTTAAATACAACGAAAATCATCAAAGACAAGCAAAGAGAATGGCAAAAGAAAATGGTTTACGTTTTGTTCTTATGAAATCATCTAGGTGGTATAGTGATAATGTTTTAACAGATATGAAAAATAAAGATGGCACGTATGATGAATTAATGCCTAGTAGAAACAATAGATTGGACTCTACATTTTGAAAAAAAAATTTAAACCATTATGTATAACAGGAGATATTGAATTGGCTATAACTAATAGAAATCAATTGTTACCTTGTTGTTATGTTGACAATCCAGAATATTTACAAAACCCTACCCTTAAAAAACTAGTAGAGTCTAGTGAGATAAGTAAACACAATTCACTTGCAGATATAACCAATAATAAACATTGGGTAGATTTGTACAATAAACTAAAAGAGGCAAGTGAAAGTCAGGATACAAAAAACATACCTGAACCTTGTGCGTTCTCATGCTCACGTGAACAAAGGAAAGAAGAATGGCTAAAGTAAGAAAAAGAAAACCATCTATCTACTACAAGACAGAAATGGTTAAGAACAAAGGTGACATTATATGGCGTTGCGTTGAAATGCCTAGTAAACTCGTATTGCAAGAATCTTTCTTTGAGGAAGACGTTAAGAAGTTAACAAAATTTCAAAATAAGAATAAAACGTTTGGTGTCTTTGGTTTCCCACCTTTTTTTGATTGTAGAAGTGAGTCAGAAAAGATCGCAGATAAAGGGAAAACAAACTATAATTCGCCAGCAAGAAGCAGAGGCCGTAGATAAATATATGTATGGCAGACTTAACAACACTAGCA